GGGCCGGGATTTCTGGCCGGATGTGACAACGAAGGGAATCTGACTTCTCTGCCGCAGAGTGCAATGGATTTCTACAAAGAGAAATTCAGAGCTTTTATCATTGAAATTTAAGGAGGAACGCCTTATGACCTTTAATGCAATGACCGAACACTACGAGGAGATTACAGTTTGCGGAAAGCCTGCGCTGTTCACCAGCATCCGCATCAAGAGAGATACCATTCCGGATGGTCTGTACGCCTACGATGTTCGGCACGACGATGAGTGCCGGGGCATCCCGTGTGAGATTGCACCCTTTGTGATGGTCAATCACTGGGGCACCATTATCCTTGCGGAACCGCTGGACCTGCCGGACGATGGGCGGCGATATATTGACGAGGATACCGACTGGAACTACGCTCCTTTGGATGGCGAGGACACCGCCAATCACAAACCGTGCACTACCATTTCTGATTTTATGACTGCCTATGCCC